TGGGTCAGTTGAATCATGTCAGCAAACCCCGTTATACGATTAACTAATGAATCAATTCTGCCATTGTACATTCTAGGTGCACATATAACATAGTTCATATCCACCTTAGTGGTGTCTGAGAATGGTCTTGTCATATTTTCTGCAAGCTTCCATTCTAGCATTTGGTTATTGCCTAATACCTTTGCTCCACTATATAAAACCTCTATACTTCTTGATACTCTTTTAAATGTATCGTTTTCTGGTGGGTTAAAATCATCTGACTTTTGTATAACTTTTTCTAACCCGTTAATTCCTTGCTTAATTTTAAATACTTGGCTATTGTAAGTCTTGTACTCAAAATATAATATTTGAACCGTATTGTTGTCGTAACCCTGCCACCCAGTAATCATTTCTCTATTTCCAGGCATTTCCTCAATTCTTTTTAACTCATCTGCTGGAATGTTAGGAAATTGTTTTTTTAATTCAGGTATTGTAACAGACTTTACTTCCCCAACATAGTATATGTCCTCAAAGTTTGGGTCGTCAGTGTAAGAGTAAACCATTTTAGCTGGGTCACAATACTCAGTTACAACACCATTAGCTTTATTCCAAGTAGTCTTTACAGCTCCAATCCCCAACACAGTTAAATCGTAGTTGTATCTTTTTTTAACTTCTTCAAACTTGTTGGCAGATAGAACTTGGTTTATAACTTCCTCTTCAGCAATTTCAATTGACTGCTTGTAATCAAGCTGCATGTGAACTGAAAGTTCTTCTTTTGTTTGAGGTAGGGCTTGAGGGTTAGAAGTATTAAATGCATTTATACCAATAGCGGATTGTATTTGCTGAAGTTCTTCTTTAGCGTACATATCCTGAAGTATAGACTGTGCGTAGTCTGTTCTTTTCTTTAAAGACTCTGGATCTTGTGCGTAAGCTTTTATCTGGTAATTCTTTTCGGTTATTCCATTTGTAACGATGTCTACAAACTTTGATATAACAGGTACAGGTTTCCAGTCTAAGTTTAAGTAAGACATGTCGCCATTTATAGCAAGCTCATCTTTATATTTTTGAACAGGCTGTTCGCCTCTTGCGTAAAGTCTTAGTGAATGATACTTGCTGGTGTTAGTTGCAAATTTATTACCGCCTCCTCCTTGCCTAAACCATTCTTGTTCTATAGCTCTACCTACCTGAACGCCATACTCGTAGCTTGATTTTTCTGCGTCACTAACCACCTGGCTAGGAAATACACTGTTTGGATTTGCGCCTACGTTCATTTAATTTATTATTTTTGAATAACTTCCAGAGTTGTCGTATCTTTTAAACCCTAGATTTATATTTTTTCTTACTACCTTGTTAACGGGTGCGTACCTATTTCTGTTGCAAGCCATAATTGCTAGACCCGAACTAATAGATGCATCGTGCTTTGTTCTATTGTTTATATTAAATCTTGCCCAATCTTCTAACGTTCTTTGAAAGTAAACGTCCCCCATCTCATCATCACCTAAAACCCCAACAAGTTCTTCTATATATGTTTCTATTGCAGCGGCATGAGCTTGCATAATATCTTGACTTGAGTTTGGTATTCCACCAATTTCTCTTTCTGTGACTGACAGCTTAGTATATGATTTATCTGGTCTGTTCATTGAGTATCCTCTATAACCTCTGTTTTTAAAGTGATATAACAATCTAGGCTTGTTGTTCTCTGCTAGTATTGGCATACCATAAAATACACACGCCATCAATACATCTTCAAAAAACATTTCTGCCGTTTGAGGCCTAGCAATATATTCTAAAAAGAAATGATTACTTGGAGCTTCTTCCATACTAAACTTTGTTAGACCATGTAAAGCGCCATTAGAACCCCTGCTATCTACTGTCCCTGATATATCGTAACTATCACACCCAAATGCCCCTAAGTGTTCATTACCTGGATAATTTGTTCCCTGCTTAGATATAATTCTATTTTGCATTCCTATTGGAGGTATCCACGAAACATAAAACCTTCCGTCTTTATTTGGCATAAACATCACCTTGGTGTCTTTAATACCATTTTCCCATTGAAAATTACCTCTTGTAACTAGTGTGCTTGCAGCCATAGATTCATTGTGGTCTATCTGCTGGTATATTTTTGTTAGATTAAATAAAGATTCTTTCGCTTCATCTCTAAAAGCGTGCTGTTCCGTTCTTGGAAACTGTCTATAAAATTCATTTAATCCGTCTTGATCGTCTTTTAAACCTGCAACTTCATTGTCCCAAAACTCAATAACTCCTTGCTTTATGGGCATGCCGTAGGGGTCTTCTACTGGTTCTTTTGGTGTGTCAAATACAGGTACTCCATAAGAATCAATGTATCCTTCGTAGTTCCATTCCATAGGTATGAACAAAGAATATAATCCTGAAGCAGTCTGTCCATTGCTGTTTCTCCTTGTGACGTCTGATGCATAATATAACTTTTTAAAGTTTTCTCCTCCCTTATCTAAAGCATTTGATGTTGAACCCATCATACACTTACCAATAATCCTGCTACCTAATCTAAGACAAGTCTTTGTAACTCTCCAGTTATTAAGTATGTTACTAGGTCTTTCCCACTTACCAGATTCATCATGAACTAGTAACTTTAGTTTTTCTCCATCATAGGAGTTATCACCTGTATTTTTCCAGTCAATTGTAGTATCCAATCCTTTGATATCTTCTGAACTTTCATTAGAGTCAAGCTTCCTTCTTGTAAATTTTGAAGCAGGTACTCTATATGCCAACTCCGTCTTCGGTCTATCCATACCATCCTGTATGGGTTTAAAGAAAAAGGGGTAGTTAACCGAAATTGGTACAACTTTGTCGGTAAACATCTTTTTTGCATCGGGACCTGACTTTGAAAGTATTCCGTACCTAGAGTCGGTAGACATAGTTGCAAGGTTGACAATTTCTCCAGACGACATGAACGAAAATCCACTCCGTCTATTTTTGAGGTAGTCCATACCGAAACATCTATAATCTGCTTTGCAGGCTTCCCAGAATATATAGAATAGTCTATTTGCTTCTCTAAAATCGGGTGGCCCAACATCAATCTTTGACCATTGCAAGTACATATAATGAGTGCCAGTAATATAAGTAGGATTACCCTTATTATTAAACCAAAATCCCTGTTCTCTTCTTTCAAATTCTTTCTCAATATAATCGTACCATTTTTCTTTGAAATCTTCAGGATACTCCTTCCAATCAAAAATTGTTTTTATTCTACTTAATTCTTTGGGGTACTCTGTGTGAGACCACTTGTTATTTTTAAAGTTGTGAGTTTCAAACTCAGCAGGTAAGGCTATCTTAAGATTTTGTATTTCATAAATATCTCCTATCTTACCCGTTTTACTTATAATAACCATGTCATGATCTTCATCATAACCGTACTTCCACTTTTTATGCCTGTTGTTTTTTTTAATTGTAGAAGCCTTAATGTAGTTTTCTAGAACCTTGTATAGAGTTTGTTCGTACATACTAATTAAATTTAGCTCTACCCTCAGCAAATCCTTTGAACTCGCTTTTCTTTTTATTTTCGTCTTTAGGCTTATCGTTCAAAAGCTCTTCCTCTTCTTCAATTCTATTTAAAATTTCAAAAGCATCAAATATTGCTAGCTTTTTAGTTGCTGCGGCATTCTTTAATTTGTCTGCTGTTAAATCATCATCCGAGTCTACAATAGCCTCCTTAGCTACTTTTATTAATTCCTCAACCGCTCTTTGCCCAGCTTGGATTATATTCTTCTTCGTTTCCTTTACGTTCATGTTTCGCAACAATATTAATTAATTTCATACAATATAATAGTTCGCCATCAATGATAAACTCAAATTCTGACGATGGTCTAAAAGACACTAAGTCTTCTTCATTTATTCCAAGGCTAACCAAACCTTTGTTGCCGAACTTCAATATACCAACAAGCGGTTTTTCTTTGTCTAAAGAAAAAATGTCGTGGCTTACTAAGGGCTTTACAAAACAATAATCAAGATGAGCCTTACTTGCTCCATACATATATATCTGCTCAGGTGAGCAAGCATACATATCTTCTTTAATAAAACTTCTACTGTTCTTCTCGTTTCCTCTAATGTCATAGAATCTTCTAAATACGTTGTGGTGTACTATGACTTTGTCCCCAACTTTTATTTTAGTATTTACAGCCAGCGGCAAGGCTACTACTTCAGCAACTTTGCTTACACTTTTAAACTCTTCAATCCTTGTATTAACTATAAGGTCAACCTCGTCAATCTTTACAGTATTGTTGTACCGACCCTCTATGGGCTTTACGATAAAATCGTGTATACTTTTCATTAATACTGCAAGTCGTACTCAACTGAAATAGCCATATTGCTATTAAACTTTTTCCAAGGAAGAACCTCATCACCTTTCTTTATATAGATGTTGTAAGAACTATCTTTCTCGTCAAGAAGAATATTAGATATTTCGTGACCGCCATACACTTGCTGTCCAATAGAGTAGTGCATTGCATCATTTTTATAATCAGATCCTATACTGATTTTTCTTACAACACTACTCATTACTTAATCTCCTCTTCCTCAACGTCGGTATAAGTACCATCATCAAGGTTAATGTTTACACGCCCATACTTTTCTTCAAGCTTGGTTTTGGTTTCTTCAACTTCTTGATTTACATCAAGCATCACACCCATAACCTCGTGCTTTCTAAGTTCTAATGTTCCGATGTCCTGTTTAATCTGAGCAATCTTTGTTTGCTGCTCTCTGATGAGCTCTAGCTCTTCATCTGTTATTCTCATTATATTAAATTTAATTTGATTACTTACTTATTATTATTACGTATGTTTTTTTATTTTTCTGCTGATGACCCGTAATAGTATGCAAAAATGTTAGATATTACTACTCCTTCTACCATACCCATCAAGTGAACAAACAGTTCGTTGTGTAAAACACCCTCCTCGTAAACTACTGCGTATATGATAAATAGGAATGACACTAGCCCTACAATTCCTGTAAGCATCATCATAATGTCTTTACTACCTGTCTTTTTAACCTCAACCTCTCTACTCCTTGCAGAGTCCCTGTCTTTAACCTCTAGCTCGTACATCTCTTTTGTCTTTGCTAAAGCAACCTTCTTAACCTCTGGGTCAATCTTGTCATCTTTTTCAATGAGGTTCTTTACCATACCCAACACACCAGCATCTGGAAGTAAGTCTCCAGCTACGTCTAGTATGTGTGGTGCGGCATTACCTAGAAATGCACCTAGCTTTGTATCCTTGAATTTTTTAGACATTGTATTTTTTATCTTTATATTTAGTCTTAGACTTACTGTAGGCTTCTTTTTCCCAAGGAGAATTTGCAGGACTAGCCATAGCTATCTTAGCGTTGTTCTTTGAGTAAGCCTTTCCCTTCCAGTAAATGTTCTTGTCGTCATAATCTAAGTCACCTCTAGCCATTTGATTAATGTGAACCTCTTCGTGCCTAATAACTTCCTTGTGAAACTTAGGGTCTAG